TTTTTAAAGTGTTGCCACTGTGTTAGGTTTTTCATTGTTATTTATTTTTGGTTTATATAATTATCCTTCTCCGCGCATAATTTCTTGGATTCTCTTTTTATGCCATCCGTAGATATGCTTTGGCTGCTTCTTAATATGTTTCTTGATCCAAAATTTGAAAAGATGCTTATAAAATTTGCGTAGGAATATAAATTTCATGGTTACAATTAATTAAAGTTGCTAAATCCGGTGATGTTGTTCCTGGAGAGGATATTCATTTTTAAATGGTGGTTTTCTGTAATCAAAGAGTTTAACTCTTTCTCACAAACAATTAGCCTGCCTTTAAGTATCTTGTTCTCCCTGAGTAGACTTTTGACGCGGAAAATATTTATTAAAAATTGAATCATTCTCTTTTATTTAGTTTTTAGTTGTTGGTTTAAAGTGTTGATGTCAATAGCTAAACCTTTTTCTATAAGTCCGAAAACGTCGAAGTGCCATTGAAATAATTTTTCCATATCATAATATTTAATTGATAAAAGACTTATATTTTTGTTAATATAGTTTTCACATATAATAACTTTGGTATTATCAATCAAATAATCAAAAGGTATAAAAACGCCATCAATATCAGTCATTGGTTTTTTTAAATCGCTTAATGGTCTTAGTATTGGTTTATTTCTGGTTGATGTTACTAACCATTCTATTTGATTTATACCAACATCTTTTATTCTAATGTGTTCTTTGTTGTGGTTATTGCCCCAACCACGCACAAACACTACCATCTTTAATTCATAAGGTAAATAAGGTGCTAAATGTTTTAGTTTTATCTTTTCCATAGTCTATTTGTTATTTGGTTAAACACTTGTTTTGTGATAATATGAATCGTATAAATACCTCTTACCCAAAGTTGTTAAGTTACATTGTTTTGTAATTAACTTTAATTCTCTGCAAATTTGTTCGATTGTATAACCAGTTCCATATCCAGTTGCAAATTTCATCAATGCGTTTTGTATTACATCCCTTTTAGAAATATCACCTCCAAAACTTGCATTACCCCACGCTTTGTTTATATCGTTTTCAGATAGTAATTTTTCTAATAATGCATTTTTCTCAACAGTCCCATCCTCAAGATGAATTATCCTTTCTCTTGCTTCTTTTAGCTCGGTTTGGAGTTGTTGGGTTGCCTTGTCTTTTTTATTCAATATTCTAACTAATGACTTAAACTCTAAATAGTCATTTTCAATGTAGTCTTGTTTAAAATACTTGTTAAAATATTTTTTGACTATTTTATTATTTTCCTTTGCTGCCATAGTTTTGTTTAATTAATATTTATTGAAATGGTTGTTATGCCGATGTTAGTAGCAATACAAAGTATCACCAACACTATACTTGTTCCAATCATATTCAACAACATAAACCCTCCCTGTTATTTCACCGTCTTTTCTAAAACGAAACCACTTGCCAGCAGGTGCATCTTCTTTTTCTACAATTTGGTTTCCGTTGTAATTACATACATCTTGTTCAGAGCAAGAAGTAAGTACTGCCGCTAACAGCACATAGACAAAAAAGCCGTTCAGTCTTTTATTTGACATCTGTTTTAAATTTAAAGTTTATTTTTTTAGTAAGTAAATTCGTATAGCCAATGTATGAATATCATCGATAAGAGTATTCCGCCACTGAAAAGGATAGCTGAGAACCAAGCCCAAAGCTCATCAGTCTCAACTATCCAACAGATTATATTTTTAATTACTCTTATCAAGACTCCCCTCCTGACAATAGCTTAGCATCTTCTCGCATTATAGCGATATTGGTCATTGCTCCAGTTAAAACTTCTTCTATAGATTTCTCAGAAGAGTATTCTCCAGCAAAGTAACCTTCGAAAGTAACATCAACACTAAGACCACCAAGCATCATGATAGCCTCGTACATGTTTCTAATTCTAACAACAGGCTTTTGTCCATTTGGACAATATACCAGGTATAACGAATCTCCTATATGAGTAATGTTGAAACCCTGCTTTGCGTATATTCTTACAACAACCTCGACTTCCCCTTCAATACTATCCATGATTACCTCTTTGAAGCCAAGGTACTCAGGAATAAAAGGTTGGTCTATCAGGTGTAACCCTGTTTCGGCCTGCTCTTTTACAAGCTTCTTAATGTCTTCACCTCTGTCGTTAGCTACATTCATAATGAATTTAAGCTCTTTCTCACATGCTTTTAATGCTGTTAATGCTTTTCGCTCTGTTGGAGAAGATGTTAATTTTTTACGGTCCTTCTTCGGGTAGATTCTAAGAGATTCTGCTCTGTTAAAATCAAATTGTATTTCTGCGTTCATTTTCTTATATGTTTTCTTGGTTTGAATTATCTTCTTTTAACGGTAAGCCATCTAACACACGAGCTCGCTCCATATCTTCTTTTGATTTGTAGAAAAGATTTTTCCCCATGCAACACTTTTTGTATTTCATCCTTACTGGTATTACTTGTTCAACACCTAATTCGTCTGTAAATACTTTATCTACCGTAGCCCCACAAGGACAAACATCGTTCCTGCCTATCTTAACAGATAAAGCTTTTGATGCCGACTGCTTATAACCTACTCTATAACCTTTATTGCTTGCCATATTTAATATTTTAATTCTTAATAATAGGTCAAATTTAGAATAAAAAATCTAATTAACAACTATTTTTATATTATTTTTATTTTTTTATTTGCTTCTGTTGTCTCTTGGGCATAGTTAGCCTTATATCCCTTCAAGAGGGATTTCAGAGGGAGTATTCCCTCGATTAGCACAATTAACATTCGAATCCCTTGCCATTTTGGCGGTTAAACTGCTACATCTAACTCTTTTTCGGTGCTGACTATAATTTCTTATATCTTGAAGGTCATGTGTTGCCGGCTAAGCATTGCACATATTTTTTAATCAGCATTTAATTGTACTCTTCATTACATTTTTACATTCCTTTTGTTTACGCAGTGGGAAAATTTGAACTGCCCCGTAATGGTTTAATGTTATAAAATTTTTAACAAAAAAAAAAGCCCCTAACTTGTGGAAAGGGGTTGTTTTTGGGGCTTTCAAAAAGATTTTAACCTTTTTTAAATGTGTTCTACATGACTTCGCTATCTATAACCCCTTTCCAAGAAGTCGAATAACATAGCAAATATAAAACTTTTTTTGATATAAAACATTTTTTTTATATATCTTTACTAAAAATTTTTATATTATGGCATTAGAGAAACCATTTATCCACTCATTAACTGCAGAAGGAACGCCTGACCCAGTTAATTTTAATGACTGTTTTACTTTTAAGAAGTTTGACTTGCCACAACAAGGAAAAACAGCATCAGCTCGGTTTCATTTAGTTTTTAGCCGCGACGAAAACAGTTCAAGCCCAAAAGAGATAGTATGGAAATATAAAAACCAATGCGACAGAAACGCTGAGTACACAAGGGTACTTGATTTAATAAGTAAACCTATTTAATCATTAAAAAAAATAAAAAACCATGAGTGCATTAGTAAAACCAATGATCCATAGCTCAAGAGCTACAGGAGATGTTCAGCCAGTAAATGCTGAAAAAATTATTAATTTCGTAAAGCTAACCATCCCACCAACACCAAACTCAGTAAAGACTGTTTACAGAATTGTGTTTAGCATGGATGCTGGTATGAATGTAAAACAAGTTACTTGGGAGTACGCAACATCAATATTGATGGATAACGACTTCACAGCTATAGTAGGCTTAGTATCTACAGTAACGCCGTAAGAAAAACTACACCTAACTAAAAAAACCTCCTCTAACCGGAGGTTTTTTTATTTAAAAAAAGTTATATATATTTGCACTGTTAACCTGTTTATTGACAGATTGTTTGGACGAGGGTTCGAATCCCTCCGACTCCACTGATAGTAAGAATATATGGGGTCGTTTTTTGGTTTTGACTGCAAGTATGTGGTAAGCGCGAAGTGGTTGACATCCTTAACAGGAAAATTAGTAAATTTATTCGGAAACTATTCTCCACTAAAAGCGGTAGCATAGTTTCGAGAAAGAAGGTGCGAAGCACAGTAACACCTTCTTTTTTTTAACCTTTAAAACAAAAAAAAATGCGTTTAAATGAAATGACAACAACTTTCGAAACAGCAAGAATGACTGTTTCACAAGCAAAAGCTACTATGAAGAAGCTTATGACGCTTCAAGGCTCAGAACTTGATGCTGCAGTATCTAAAAAATTAGATAGTGCGATAAATAATTTGGGAAAAGTTCTTACTAATGTTTATGACAAGATAGACTTTAAGCAGGAATACGTTGACCACAGTGATAGCAATTCACTATACAATGGCGACGAAGGTATCAAGGAAGGTTACAATGCTGACACAGTAAGAGCGAAAGCTGTTTCTTTGTTGATAAACATTGAGCAAGGCTTGAAGAAATTTAGCGATAAGAAACTTGCTACATCGCACCAAAGAATTATCGATCATAGCACGATGAAATTTATCGAGCTTGATAAAAAGTATTTCAGTTCTTTAAAATCATCAGTAAGTGCTATTTCTGATGCTATTGAAGCATTGAACGAGCTTTCTTTCGAACAAAAATAATAACACTACCCACTAACCATAAAAAACCCTATATCAAAAGTATGGGGTTTTTTATTTATATTTGTCTCAAGAACAGAAGAAATGAGTATAAAGACAAAAAACGAAATAGTAAGGTCAAATAGGCTTGACTTCCTTTTCGACCTGCATACCAAAGGAATATCGATAAGCGATGAGGATATAAAACTTCTCAAGCAGCACAACTATATCTCCGAGCCAGCTCTAAAAACAAAAAGAGCTACAAAAACACTATTGGTTTCTGATGTAAGCGTAAAAAGTGAAAAAGCCATCGATGCTGATAAGCATATCGATATAATATCTGGTTCTGTTGCTGAAGAAGAGAAGACTATAGTTATAAAAACTGCCGAGGGTTATAAAAACATCACAGAAGGAACGGACTACAGATTTGAAGGCTCTCTTGATATCCAAGCTGAAGATTGGTTGCCAACATCAAAAACTTTACACGAGAGGGATTTTATAGAATGGATTGACAGCATCAATTCTGGATTTCAAAAAATGGTCCCATACAAAAAGTTTAGGCTTTATGTACAGCAAGCAAATCAATGGTATTCAGAAAATGGCTCAATAACAAATCACCATTCACTTGATGAGCAAAAGTTTTACGCTATCGAAGAGATGCGTAGATGTAAAGAAAACTCGCTATACTTTCTAAATAAATACCTTGTGCTTAAAGAGGGTGATTTAACCTCTGGAGCAAGAACATACGATGCTAAGCCTGTTCACGAGGTTATTGCTTACATGTTTGACTGTGGCTACTCTATGATGATTGGTAAAGGTCGACAAATAGCAGCAACATCGACTCTTGGTGGTTGTGCCTTAAAGAAAATCGTTTTCAACAAAAATTTCTTCCTGAAATTTATTACACAAGATAAAGAAACCGGTATAGAGATTTTTGAAGATAAGATAAAATATCCATTTAGCGAGCTGCCTGAATGGATGAAGCCTGCAGTAAGTAATGATAGGGATAATTTATTTAGACTTAGTTCTAAGGCTAAAAAAGGAACAAAAAAAGGTATAAACTCAAAACTACAAGTAGTAGCACCATCTGTTTCAGCGATAAATGGTGGTTCTCCACAGCTTGTAATGATAGATGAGGCTGGTTACATCGGAATACTTGGTAAGATGATGAAAGAGGCTCGTCCTACAATGTTTATGCAGAACCCTATTACAAAGATGCTTGAAATGAAGCGTCAGATTATTGCTTGGGGTACTGGTGGAGAAATGGATAAGGGTGGTAAAGCATACGAAGAGGAATATACTCAATGTATGAGAAACTGGACCAATAGAGAGTTTAGTAGTGGTATTGTTCCTTTATTTTTTGACTGGACATGTAGACCAGGTATTACAAAAGAATTTTACGAATCAGAGAAAAAAGTATATACTGTTGATGGCCCTGATAGAGAGGAAAAACTTGTTCAATTTAGACAAACATACCCCTCTATTGTCGAAGATATGTTCCTTACCTCAGCAAAAACACTTGTTGGAATCGATTATATCAATAGAAACATTGAAAGGATCAGGGATATTCCTCACAACGTAAGAGCTCAGAAAGGATTTTTCGAGCCGGTATTTGACACATCAAGACCTGCAGGAGAAAATGAAGATGTTCCATTCATGATAACAGGAGCCACATTTGTACCTACAGAAGATGATGACCCAAGAGCTTCAACTATAATATTCATGCACCCATACAAAAACTGGATAAATAGATATTATGGAGGAACGGATCCTATTGCTACAGATAACGGATATTCAAATATGGCATCAGCAATATTTGACGCCCACTATAAAACAACTTCAGCTATAGTAAACTATAGGGATAGTAACCATAAATACACTTTCTTACAGACAATGCTACTCCATCTTTACTACGGAACAGAAAATAGCAGTGATAAAAGAGCTAAAGAGCTTGTAGAGTCAAACATTGGAACAGCATACATCGATTATGTAGACACAAAGGGGTTTTATAGTAGTTTGGTCTATAGAACAGAGCTTCCAGAGTATATGCAGGGAGGTTCAGCAATAATAGGTATAGATAACCGTTCAGCAAGAACTAAGTTTATAATAAATAAGCTATTTGAATTTATACAAGCATACGGAGATAGAATATGTATAGATGTATTTTTTATACAGCTAAGAACCTTTGTTTGCACCATTACAGATAGTGGTAATGAGACATGGGGAACGGCCGATAAAAGGAAATATCATGATGACGTTTTGTTTGCTGTAGTTTTTTCTTATATTTGTAGCTTATCGTATTCTCATCTTATCCCTAAAGAGATAAAGAGTGAAGCTGACAAGTATATTGTTAGACATGAATTATATAGGGACCATAATGGAAACTTGAGTAGACGAGAAGTAAGAAAAAGAGTCGCATAATGAGTAAAGAACCTACAGATAAAAAATTGTCAATGTTCTATCCAAGAACTAAGAATGGTCTTTTATCAGATTATCCAGAATTAAAAAAGGTAGACATATTTACGAAAGTAAATAAGTTTGAATTGCTTTTTGCTTGGTATTTTGCATGTAAAGCAAGTCCATTCATGTATGAGGAAGACGATAGGAAAAGAACCGAATTAGCTCTTATTGAATCGCATGGTAAAAATGCTGACGCATTAAAAAGCACTTACTCAGCAGGAAACTATCCTGAAAAATTAAGAATTGCTATTGGAGAAATGCGTAGATTTGAAATTGGTCCAAGAATACGTGCAAAAATGATGACTGAAAAGATAATGCAAAACTATGAGTTGCTTGTCGATGTAAATATAAAGACTGAATTTCTAAATAAAGATAGCGAGGTTGATTGGACAAAGAAAAAAGCATACATAGACGCTTGTGCTGTAATAAGTAGAAACATGTCTACACTTATAAACCAAGCTGAAGGCGGATTTGGTATAACTGAAAAAGAAGACGGGGACTTTATCGAATTAAACGCTGAAGACCTAATAGAACAATTTCACGACACACATTAAAAAAAGATTAATTTATGTTCTACTTTTCAAACGAAGCAGTTAATAAACCAAATAGACTAACTACAAAGGATAAGGACGCTGCTTATCACTTGCAGTATGGGAAATTCACCCTTACAGATGCAAGCACATCTTTGCACCAGGAATTTATAGCTAAAACAAAGCTAAATAAAAACTTCTATAAAGGTAATCAATGGACCTTCGATGAAGATGTTGAGGCTTTTTTAATGGATGCTACCAAGCAAACAAGAAATAGAATAAAGATTGTACACAACCTTATTCGCCCAATGATAGAGCAGTTTAGAGGTAACTCTATACGCTTATCAATAAATGCAAGTGCAAAAAGTGTATCTAAAAAAGCTATAAATAGAAGAGAGCGTTCTCTTGGGGAAAAATTACTAAAGACAAGGGTTGCCATGGAGTTTCCTGCTCTTGGTAGGCTAATGAAAGAAGCTGATAAATCTATTGGAGATAGCGAGAATGAAACTATTGAAATACACGAGAACCTATATGTAGATTCTTTTGTTAAAACCATAAACAGCCTTATTCAGTATGTTAAAAACCTAAATAATCTTGACGAAAAACAGACAAGGGTTGCTCAAAATCTTGGTTTATCTGGTCTTGCTGTAATAGAGGGGTTTGAACATGGTGGACACCAAAGATATGATATAGTTGAGTCCGAAGAGTTTTTCTTTGACCGTTCAGCGAGAGAGTACGACCTTACTGATGCTGATTATATGGGTAAATGCGTTGGAATGTTGCCTACAGATATTTTCGAAGGATATCAAAACATAGATGATGACAAAAGGGAAGCAATAGAGTCCTACGTTTCTGAAAGACAATCAAATCTAAACAACTCTGTAAATGGTGAAACTGTAAATGTTGGATCAACAAAAATACCAGTTTGCCACTCTTACTGGAGAGACGAAGAGAAGAAAGATGCCGGATATGTATATGATGAATTTGGATATCCATACCTTATATATTTAGGAGAGACAGAAAACCCACGAACAGGAGAACCATATACTGAGGAAGATTTAATAGAACCACCTGCCTCACCGAAAAACGAAAGATTATTCAAGGGAAAAAAGAAAAGGTCTATGTATATAGATGTTCTTAGATTCTGTGTATTCATACCGTTTGGAGCTATAGGAAACCCAACCATGGGAAAAGATAAGATCCCAGACATTGTTCTTGATTACGGTTTACACCCTTACCAAGAGACTGAATGGTTAGACTTATCAAATGTTAAATTCCCTTTCAAATGCTACACATGGGGATATGTTGATGGAGAGATAATGAGTCCAGTAGATGATGCTATAAATCCACAGAGATTTATAAATAGAGTATTGTCTGTGGCAGAATCACAAATAAACCAATCTGGAGGTTCGAGTGTAGTTGTTGATAAAGATGCTGTTGATGGTCCTGACGGGGAAGATGCTCTTTATAGAGATATTGACCAAGGAAAACCAATAACACTAAGAACAAAAGGAAGAGGAATACCAAACTCTGTAGGTGTTTATGATGCCACCCCAAAACAAGGGACTTATAGATTGTTTGATATCATACCAGTAATGGAGGGTATCATACAGAAAAACACAGGTGTAAATGAGGGATTAAAAGGAGAAAGCACAGGTTCAGACCAACTTGTAGGAGTAACACAGTTGCTTATACAAAGAGGTTCGTTAATGCAGGAGCCATTCTATAATGCTTTAACACAAGTATTCTTGCAGGTTCACCAGCATACTGCAACGGTAGCTAAAAGAATGTACATAGATAACGAGAGAGAACTTGCTATTGCTGTTGGGGATGATGGTGTTGAAATACTTGAATTAAGCAAAGAGATGCGTAATGAGGACTTTAGAACTTTTGTTACGAGAGAAAATGCGGAAGAATCTTTATTTGCTCAGGGAGACCAAATGCTTAATGTATTCCTTCAAACAGGAATGATAGATGAAACTATATATGCTAACCTATACTCAAGATCTACGCCTGCCGACGTAGCTATGGCTCTTAGAGAAAATTCCGGAAAGAAAATAGAGCTACAAAGACAGCAAGCAAAACAAGCACAGGCTGACCAACAAATAGCAGCACAACAAATAGCACAGCAAGAAGCTGCTAACGCTCAATTTATAGAGAACGAAAGAAAGGGTAGAACCATAGAAAAAATGGAGGACCACTCTAACGAAATGGAAAAAATAGCATTAAAAGGAGAGATTGATGCAATGAATAAAACAAAAAACGCAACATTATAGTTTGTTGTATTAAAAAAATATTTATATTTGCCTAAATAGTAAAAGGAAAACTATGTCAGAACAAGCAGAAAACTTAGGAGAAGAGCAAGGGGTAAGTAGAGAACAATCACTATCATCTGTAATGGGTGCTCTTGAAGGTTTGATACCACAATCCACTGCAGAAGAAATCTCTATACAGATGAACCCAGTAGGAAATCCAAATCCAAACGAGGAAGAGGAAATTGAACCTGAAATTATTGATCCAAACGACGCAACAGCAGTAGCTAACGATTTGCTAAAGTCAAAAGGTAAAAAAGAATCTAAACCTGAAGATGAGGAATCAGAAGAGGAAGAAGAGGAAGAAGAACCTGTTGATGGTGTTGAAGTAACTATAGATAGCCCTATTTTTGGGGGTGAAAAAGTTGTTAAAACTCAGTCAACAAAAAAACAAGAAGATTTTGTTTTTGAAGGCAAAGAGAAAGTTGATGTTTTTGTAAAAGAGAAAACTGGTATTGAAAACTTAGAAGCTTTAGTTTCTGGTTTTTCAGAGCTTAAAAGTAAGTCTGAAGAATTTGAAATAACTAAAGGGCTTGTAAGCAAATACGAAGGAATTTTCCAGCAAATCCCTGCTGAACTGTATCAAGGAATTGATGCTTTTCTTCAAGGTAAAGACTGGAAGACACCGATAGTTAGTAAGCCTAATATGGACTTCAGCAAAGAAGCAAGTGCTCATGCTGTAAAATCATTGGTTGACAATTATCTTCCTGGAGAGTTTTCTAAAGAAGAGTGGGATGACTATAATTCTGAAGACCCTGACACTGGAATTAAGAAAGCTATAGATTTAGCTGTTAACACTGCTAAAAAGCAGTATGAAGCAGACAAGGTAGCTCTTGATAGTTTTAAAGGGAACCAGATTAAAGAGGCTCAGGAAAGAGAGAGTAAAGTTAATAGTTCTATAGATGAATCTATAGAGTTTTTAAAGAAAAGTTTGGACGGTGCTGATGATGGTTATGTAAAAAGAATGAAGCAAAACCTAACTGTTCAAAAATTGAATGAATTATTTTTCAATCAAGACGGAACCTTTAAGAAGGAAGCTGCGTTAAGAATTAGTATGGCGGAACATGGCTACGACATGTTGGAGCAATATAAGACAATAGCACAGCATCAATCTGAAACAAATGAAAGACAAGCAATACTGGAAAGGACTCCAGCGAAACCAAAAGTGAAAAAGAAATCAGAAGATCAAAACAATAGTGTAAGACCAGAGGTAAGGACAGCAATAGACGCAATAACTAAAGGTGTAGGAACGACTAATAATGTATATTAAAAGTTAAACTAAAACCAAAAAATTATTATTATGAGTGCACAAACTTATGTACCTGGTGTTGGAAATTCACCTTTCGGGAATTTAAACACTAACCCAGAAGGGTCGAATTACGCAGTTGATTCAGGCTTTTCACCACAAGAATCAATTTTAATTCAAAAAGCTGTAAAACAAGCAATTTTTGACGCTGCTCCAGCTCAATACAATGCTTTGAAGCTTTTGAATATGAAACCTTACAAGGATAAAAACCTTGACGAGTTTTCTTATTTAGAGAAGACTTTTGGTAGAAGTCCTATTGAGGCTACTGCTATCGTTGCTGCTCAAGCTGGTGCTGCTGGTGTTTCACAAACACAAACTATCCCATTAACGGCGGCTTCTATGAATCACGTTTCTGAGGATTTAATTATTATCTATCCTGACAACAGTAAAGCTGTTATTACTCAGGTTGGTCCTGGTAATCAAATTATCGTATCTTCACAAACAAGTGATGGTTTATCTGCTATCGCAGCTAACGATATTTTTGCTTTCCAATCAACTATCGAGTCTGACGGAATGGATGTGTTCAAAAACTACGAAAGAATGGAATTTGTTGAGAGATACAACTACATCCAATTCTTCATGAGAGCTCAAAGATGGGCGAGAGTAGAGATGCAAAAACACATCAACGCAGGTACTACTGATTACCTTACTCACGATAAACAACACAAATTAAACCAGTTAAGAGTAGATTTCTTCAACTCTTACTTCAATGGTCAAAGAGGTGAGTTTCCGTTGTCTGGTGGTAGAGTAGCTAAAGCTATGGGTGGTGTTTATCCTACTATGGTTGCTGCAGGTTCAGCAAGTGCTAACCCGACTGTAGCTGGTTTACAAGCTGCTTTCGAAACATTGGCTTTCCAAACAAACTTCAAGGTTGAAGGTGGTACTCGTTTCATTTATGGAACAGATGAGATTCTTAATGAGTTCTCTAAAATCTACAAACAACCAGGATTGAGATATTCTCCAAACGATGAGGTTGCTAACTTGAAACTGAGAAGAATCGAGGTAGGAACAATGAACTTCGTTTTAGTTCCTTGTGAATTATTTAGAGAAGAGTCTTGTTTCCCTGCTGAATGGAAAAGAAAAATCTTGGTTTTAGATCAAGAGGCTATCTCTCCAGTAAAAATGAAAGGAATTGACGCTCTTGAAATGGGACAAACTCTTAACAGAGGTAAGAACGGAACAAGAGAAAACTACATCGATTACTGGTGTGGTGGTCAGTTGAGCTTAGAGTTCAACAATCCAGTAGGATGTTTCTGGATTGATGTTCAGTAGTATAAAAACTAACTAACATGGGGTTGGCTCTTGAAAAAGTGCCAACCCTTATTTTAAATATAAAATAAAAAACAAGATGGCTTTAGAAATAGAAGAATTATCAGGCTCAGAAGAAAACAAGAAAAAATCAGAAGACACAAATCAAACAGAATTGATTCTTGCAATGCAAAAACAAATTAGTGAATTGCAAAACCAAAAATCAAGTGGTAACAAAAGTGATGTTGACATTGCTGATGTGTTAAAAGATTTAGTTGCTGGACTAAAAGAAAAACCAGATAGTGAAAAGTACGGTGGAGACAATTTTTATGTAAAACATGAAGATATCGACCCTGAAGATTTAATAATTGATGGCGTTCCTTTTTATTGTCACCAGGTAATGTATGTTATTGTTGATGATAAAAGAAATGGACACCCAGTAAGAACTCCTTTTGGAAATACTATCGTTTTTGAGTATCAATCAACAAGAAGAGTTAAAAATGGTAAGGAAGAAAGATTGCATAATATATCTCAGTATGTCAGCAAAAGTAAGAAAGAAGTGGCTTGGCTTAAACAGCATAGAGGTTACGGTTCTATATTTTTTGAAAGTCATATTGACGCGATGAATGTTGACGGTAGAAAAGCTGCTAAATTAGCAAAAATCATGGCCGTATTACAAAGGTCTGATACTGGTAAAATTATAAAACTGGCTAATCAGAACGGAATAACACCATCTCAAGATGTAGATATGTTAAGATTGTCAATAGCAAACAAGCAAGCTGAAAATGAAATTGCTGCTGAAGATGCTGCTAACCAAATTAAATTACGAAACTCAATTATAGAAAAAGAAATTATACCAACAAAAAATTTATAAGAAATGATAAGTGCTCAGAGTGTTGTAGATAGAATGAAAAGTGTTTTAGACGCTGAAGGTTCTGATAGATACTTGTTCGAGCAGGATTTTAAACCAGCAATCAACTCGGCAATAGACTGGTTGGTTGCTGTTTTTAATGCAGCATTTTCTGATAAAAAACTTTCCGAAGAAGATTTAAGGGAGCTTGTAAAAACTACTATTTGGCAGGCAAACTCATTTTCAAGAATACAGTTTAATGAAACAGCTCTTGGTTACAAAATATGGAGTATATTAGCTGTATCACCAGAGCCAACAGTATTCCCATTAGCAACACCTCCACAGCTTGTTTCTCCAGAGAAATCGGTTTTTAGAAATGACTTATCATTTATTGATAGTTATTTTTCAGCAAAAAGATTAACCATAGAAGAATGGAATGAGAATAGGCAGAATGTTTTTTCTTCAGGAAATGAATCATTGTTAAACGGGTTAAAAACATACAGCTACTTAGGACATGGAAACTATAGTTCCTCATCTTACAACGCTGGCGGTGAAGAAATTCAAATAAGACCATCTGTAGCTGGTAATTTTGTAGGGGTAACAGTATTAAAGAATCCTTCTAAAATAAGCCTTGTAACAGATAATATTGAATTTCCTGAGACAATAATGGATTTATTGTTTCAAAAATCATTAAATTTCATTGCTTATAAACAAGGCGATCAAACAAACTTGTATTCGGTAACGGCTCAAGATGTATCAACACTTGTAAAATTAATGGTATAATATGGCAACACTTTTAAGACATATTGTTGACGATATCGCTCAGGATTTAAAACAGATTAGTGATGATAAAGACGTTATCAAATCTCAAATAGCTTTTTGGGTAATATTAATAGGTAATAGACTTCGCTCTCAGCATATAGGCAAAAGAGATTCTGGAGCGTTCTTATCTACATTTGATAACATTCCTATTCAAACAGTTAATGTAAGTAGTGAGAATGAGATAAAAAACAGAAAATTCTTTATTCTTCCAAACAGCATTTACGACTACGATTTAGATGGCGGTATAGAGTATATATCTTATTCTATCGATTTTGAAGCTCCAGGATGTCCTCCTCCATTTACAAACACACAATTTAGTAGAACATCACCAAGCAAGTCAAGAGCTTTGTATTTCTCTAAGTATGAAGAACCAAAACCTTCTAACCCTTACTTCTATAGAGTACATGACCACATCTATTTATTAGGAATAGAATGTGTTGATATAAAATCTGTTGAGATAGGATTATACACTACTCTTGACCCAATTACAAGAATAGATTTAGATGACGAGTTTGATTTTCCAGACGAATTATTAATAACTTTGAAAAGACAAGTTTTAGACCTTGGAAGATGGGCTTTAATGATGCCTCAAGAAAGGGTTAATGATGGTAGCGATAGTAATACTGCTCAAGGAATACCAACAAACAAACTTGTTAGCGTTAATGAAATGAGTGAGGACCAAATACAAAATAAATAATGAACATTTCAAAACATAGCTTTGTTACTCCAGAAGAGATACTTTCAGATGTGCTAAAATTGGCAGATGATGAAGGATTTAAAGATAACTCAAAAGGATATTACACGTCATTAATACAGCAAGCGTTACAAGAACTTGCTTTTGATACTTTTTTTGACGAAAGAACAGAGTCTTTTGATGTTCCTCAAAATTTAAGATTAGAGATGCCTAAAGGTGCTTTTAATATTAAACAGATTTATTTATTCAACGGAACCGAGTGCGACATAGCTAACTCAAAAAATGTTTATTGGAAGAGGAATTATTACACAAAGGGCAATGGTTCACTATCAAGAGACAAATGGAGTAATGATGATCCATTTTATGATAATAGGTCAACTCCAAATAGTAATGGTTCAGTAAACGACCCTTCATACAGAAGAGCTGCTGTAGGTAGTTCTTTTTCGGAATTATATTATTATAATATTCAAGCTGGAGAAATAATGTTTAGCTCAAATGTTAGAAGCTTTGAGAAGGTAGCATTAGTATTCAATGGTACAGGAGTAAATATAGGTGAGGTTCCATTTGTTCCAATGTTATTTAGAGAAGCTGTAAAATCATGGGTTTTAAATCCGGTTTACCAGATAAAGATGGCTAAAGCTGAAGGAGCTCAATTTAATAAGTGGCAAACATTATTTAGCATAAATAATACAGCTCTCAATAAGCCGTTTGATGGTTTGTGGGCCGAAGCTCAGTATAGAGCTAAATCGATAGATTCAAAACAAAGAGAAGATATTAAAGAGTATATTTGTAGGTTTAATTATTAAAAATGAAGCAAGAAAACCATCCAAAAGAAGTACGCTCTAACGAGAAGGGTGCTAATCAAGATATTGATAAGGAAATACTTGGTTCAAACTCTAAGAGTGGAGAATATCTTGAGGGTAGAAACCTACGTCTATCATCAGTTAGAAGCAATCGTTCTTCTGCTGAAAAAATAAAAGGAGAGCAAATAGTTCATCAAAATAATCAAGTTCAAGGTTACGAATGTATTTGTGCTGACTCAGTAAATGGTCAAAAGATAGAGTTTTGGGTTGATAGAAATAAAATCGAGGATCCTATAATTATTATAGATGGAGTTATCGTTGCTAAGTCAGATAAAATACCTTTTTTAATAGATTTCCCGATACAACATGATAAAAATGAAAGTTGCGTAGGTGGGGAAATATTTGTGACAGACAACAATACTCCTCCAATGATTTTTAACTTAAAGGACATGCTTGATTCTTTAATTAATAATCCAACAAAATATTTTGCTGATTTTAACCCGTCTCTTTATACTGTAAACCTCGAGACCCCTTTAAGCATACCAGTATTTAAGGAGCTTGTTAATATTGGTGGTTCAAATGGACTCCCAAGAGGCTCGTACATGTACTCTTTTAGATATGTAACTGCTGATGGAGACAGAACTGATTGGACACCTTCAACACCTCCAATACCAGTATTAGAGAGTGTTTCCTACGCAAGCAATACTTTTCCACATGTAAAAACTTACGGCGGAATATCAGACACTTCAAACAATACTAATTTTGGTATAAGAATAAAGTTTAGGGTAAATAACTCTTCAAACTTTGATTTTATAGAGGTTAGAAGACAGTCTTACAATAATGGATTGTCAGGAATATTAACTCCAGATTCTTTTATCATAGCAAAAATAGATTTATTTGACGGGGAAATTTCTGTAAAAGAATTTATAGACCCTGTTGACTCAAATGTAAATGACGCTATAAGCGAAGAGGACGAGGTAAACAAACTGACAATAATAAATAGAGCAAAAGCTATTCGTTATCATGATAAAAGACTTGTGTTAATGAATGTGGAGCTTGACTCGAAGAACATTGATGATATTGAGTTTATAGACATAAACGGAGCAGAAGGAATACCTGTAGTTAGGAATTTATATAAAGACGGCCATAAGGACCCTCATAACCATACTTATTATAAGAAGTATATGGGAGGTGAAAAGTACGGGTTCGGTATAGCTTGTTTTAGCAGTACTGGAGGTAGTAGTTTTGCAAGGCCAATACCATCTTTAAAGAATTTTGAATTTCCAAATAGAAGAGACGAGGTTTCTGCTGATTCAAAAGCTCTTTCGTACCTTGGCACTCCAGTAGCAGCAAACAGATACGGTAATGTAACTGATGTTTTCGAGATATTTGACCTTGAGGACGCTGTTCAAAAGCAGGATAAATGTAGCTTTAAGAACTTAATAAATGACGATAGCTTTTTTAATGGCGGAAAATCAAGAAGTGCTGTAAATAGTTATGGATGTCCTGATCCCGGATTTGGAGCATTTGTAGAAGGTGACGAGGTTGGCTACCAACCGTACCACCCTACATCAATGAGTGACTTAGATGTTTCAGGTCTTGATTACAGAGTAAACCTTGATGTTGATGATGGAAATGCTAAAAGAACGTATAATCCAAAAGGATTTGCTCCAAACAACTACTCTTTAGGATTAGCTATTGGTGGGGTTACAAAACTTCCTTCTTGGGTAAAAGGATTCTCAGTTGTAAGAACAGAGGCGGCAGGAAGAGTTGCATGCCAAGGGATAGGTATTTACTCAATGATAGAGGGAGAGTTTAATCAATACACTCCTGGTAACACGAAACTTGTAACTAAACATCAAAATAAATTATGGTTCCATTCTGCTGACCTTAAACTATACGACTCTTCATTTATTGATGATTTAAAAGCAAATCCAGATGATTACGAAATTCAGTTAGTATCAGCATTAGGTTTCTTTTCTGAGATGTATAACTATAATAATGTTATTGCTGGAGGTTATGAAAATAGAGATTTAACAGTTGATTTAGTTACTTATGCAAGAATACTGCATGATGAAGGTCAAATAAACCCAAATGAGCACGCTGGAATGGGTGTGTTTTACGGCGGTAAAAACTATGTTGCTCATAGCAAATATAGAAACTCAAACGCGCCTTCTTCTGGAGCTTTTGCAGGTGATGGTAATAAAGTGTTCACTATAGCTTCTTTTTCTGAAGTAAACGATAATGGGTCTGTATTTTTCGATATAGAATTAGGTGACAGCATATACTATAACTCAAGTATAGGTGGGACTTCGGATCATGATTTCCAAGATACAGGATTAAAGGAATGGACGGAGCCATTTTACATTGTTAACATAATAAATAAAGGAGCAGAAGTAAAAGATAACAATATTAACAACTACAAATCTACTGGACATTTTCAAAAAATAGAAAGTATAATTGGTGTTGGAGACTCTACTTCTGGACAAATATTTGAGCTTGTTGATGAAAGATGGGAAGATTGTATTCCAGACTTGTCATCTTCTGGTTCTTTTGCTTCATTAAACTCTTACTTATACATGGTTAATAGCCTTGGGATAAGCAAAGCGTGGATGAATGTATCTTTCAGGTCAGCAATAGATGTTACCAATATAACAAACGACATTATAAATAATGGTTTCCACGTACCGGAACCAGGAGTTCAAATATATGGACTTTATACGCACACAAACTCAGGCAACAAGAATTTTGATATTGTTTTCAATATTGCAAATTTCTTCCCTACGCAAGATGATTTTATCACTGTAAAATACGATGAAAGAAGACCTCTTATTGTTTTTGGTGGAGACACTACTATTGGAGAGTCAGTATTCTCTCCAATAAACAAAATCAATAATAATGAGCTTGATTTCTTCCTATCTGCAGATGACCCTGCAGGACAATATGATTTTAATGCTGGATTTCCATTTAGAAGATTCTATATGAATCCAAGGGATTTTGTGCTGCAAGACGGTTCGGCTACATTTAATAAGATACAAGATGACTCTGATGCTGCTCTTGGATATATTAGACAGTTAATAGTTATGTTTTTAAGCGAGAATAGAGCAGCAATTCATTACGCGCACAGTTTTCCAACATCGTTTAATAGTCAATTCTTCCCTCAAACAAACTATGTAAAAAGAGCAAATAGATGGGACACTGCTGACCTTAGTAATAACTTTGTATTCAAAGCAGAATACGAGAGTGATTATGGTCTTGATGAATTTCCAAACTGGGGATATGGTGGCTTTAAATATAATCCATCTATAAATATTGATTATTCATACGATGGTCCTATACAATATTTTAGCAAGCCTGAATTTGGATTTAAAGAAGTTACTGAATTTTGTACTGCTGTATTATGGAGCTTGCCAAGAGCTATAAATGTACAGGATTCACCAGGTTTAAAAACATTCACAAACTTAAATAGAACGGACATCGCCGATGACCAAGGACCTATAAAAAAGGCTTATGACGCTACTACTGGAGGGAAAGGGGAAAACCTTTACGCTATAACAGAAAAAGGTGTTTGTTTATTATTAACCAAAAAAGCTATACTATCAAATATAGATGCTAACGACTTAACAACTACAGCTTCAGATACATTTGTTTCTGGTGAATACTGGATAAGCAAGCAAATAGGTTCTAATGATGAGATGTGGAGAGGTATGGGAGAAAGATCAATAGGATTTATTACTGAAGGTGGGATGATAGAGAAGGAGGTTTTATTTTTCTGCAACAAACAATCAGTATATCACCTTGTTGAAAATCAAATAAAAGACATAGGAAGAACTGGCTACTACAGTAGGCTAAAGCCATTTTTAGACGGATTAAAACCCGGATATTCTGGATTTCTTACAGGCGCAATAAATAAAAATAACAATGAGTTCTGGCTTGATATTGAAGACGGAAGTAATGGGGATAGAAAACTATTTGTTTTCGGTAATGAAAACGTAATGTGGGAAGGTTACTTCGATTATTCATTTGACAAATACTACACATCAAAAAACAAGGTTTATGGAGTTAGAGACCTTCAGACATTTGAACTTGAAAAAGGCCTTGAGATAAACGGTAGAGATATTATATTTGAACTTACAACAGTATTCTCTCCTGCTAATATTTCTATAGAAAAAGAATTTATACGTATTGGAGTTCAGACTGGCGGAAGAGGACTCATGAAGCCTACAAGAATTGAGTTTTTTGACGTAGAAATGAATAAACTATGCTCTCTTAGTCAGTTTGGTCAAGGAACTATGTTTTTAAAGCAATACGATTCATGGGAGCAGTTCATAGGAAGAAAAGATGCTTCAGTATCTCCAAATAGAGATAGACTGCAAGAAAGAACTGTTGTTGTCAAGATTATACATAGCGAACCAGAAGATTTTAAAGTTATAACAACAACAATGCAATATAAAATATTAAAATAAGAAAATTTTAACTATATTTGTCTTAACCTAAAAAACTTAAACAATGGCTTTTGATTCAACAACAGGAATGTTAGGAGGTGCAGCAATAGGAACAGCTATTATGCCCGGAGCAGGAACGGCTGTAGGTGCTGGTTTAGGTGGTATTTTTGGTGGAATGTATGATTCTTACCAAAAAGGAGCTGAAGCTGAAAAGAACAAACCAGGGCTTGAAGACCCGAATCAAATAGCTCGATTAAGAGAGATTGATGCTACAAGAAAACAAATATCTGAAGGTAGAGACCCACTTACTCAACAACGTATTTCTGACATTAAAAAAATGGGGGAAACAACCAAGGGTCAACTTGGTAAATACACTGGCGGAGATGTTGGTGGTACTGTAACAGCAATGTTAAGAGCTCAAAGAAATATTGGGCAAGGCATTAATCAGGGTTACTCAGAATCTCAACAAAGGATTCCTTTCTACGAAAACTTATCTACTCAGATGGGTAATAGAATCGAGCAAAGAAAGTTAGAACTTGGAATACATGAAACTGATAGGCTTAGAGCTCAACAGGCACAAGCTGACAAAGAATCAAACGCTGCTGCATCCGGACTGATAGGTTCTATTGGTGGTGGTGGAATGATGGGCGGAATGATGGGCGGAATGATGGGTGGGGGACAAGCTGGAAGTATGCTTGGCAGCATCGGTGGCGGTGGAACAAACTCTTTAGGTCAATTTTCATCAGGAATACAAACTCCAGGATTAGGACAGGCATTTAATCAAGGGTTAGCTGGTACTAATGGTGTTGGTGGATTTGGACAACAGTTAGGCGGTGGTTTTGGTGGTTTTGGTGGTGGAAACTCAATGATTGGTCAATCACCAGTCGGAGTTAATGATTTCTCTAACTATGTTAACGGGTAATAAAGATGACTGAAAATCTACCAAATATAAGTGACTATTCTACTATGCAAGACTCATTCTTACCTCCGAATACACAAGGTAACAATGTTTCAAATCTTGTTGATGCAGCAACTATAGGAGAGTATAATCCAAGTGGTCAAAATGTACCAAGTAGTGATGTTTCTTACATTCAAAATCAAATGGACCCTTTGAACGGTCAGGCTCCTGCTATAAAGGACGCTACAAATGAAATGTTTATGCCTGGACTACACGAACCATTGAGGGTTGGTGGAACTTCTGGTCAAATGACTGGTTCAAGAGATATTTTTGTTGGTGGTGGAGCTTACGTACCATTTGCTGCATTAGAGAGGAGAAAACAAGCTCAACAGGACGCAGCATTAAAAAGAGCTGCTGATTTAAAGTCTTTCAAGCTTAAAAAACCAAAACTTTCTAAGGACCCAAGATTTAACCGTAACTTAGTTAGCACAGCTAATGATTTTACGAGTATATTTATTGGGGAGGCAGAAAAGCAATACGGTAGCCGGGAAGCTGCAATGAGAGCATTAACTGACCCAACAACAAAAATAGGTAGAGAGTTTATTCAGCAAATGGATAATCTTGAAATTTTGGCTGGAGAAGTTGACCAAGTTGTTGACTTATCAGCAAAAGTTGATGCAGCTATCGAGTCTGGAGATAAATACATATCCCCTATAACAAGAAAGCATAATCAAGAATTTAAACAACTTTTAGGAAAATATGAAGGTGGAAATGCTTTTGGAGCAGCAAGCATGAGGGATAAACTTAACGAAATGACTATGGCAGCGAGTCTTGATGGGTATATAAAAGACTTTAAAGTTTTAGAAGGCATTGATGGGATTATAAAACAAACAGCAGGAGTAAGTGATAAAGGAGATTATTACCAAACAACTACTCAATACAATAAGTCTTATGAAGAAGGAGCAAGAACAGCCGCTAAAAATATAGCTCAACAATTGGGTCATGTAACAGAGCAGGATGCTTATAATCATATAATGTCATTAAAAGGAGAAGAGAGTAAGCAGTCGAAAACAATGGTTCAAAAAAGAAATGATGATGGTGGTGGATATAACAAAAAAGAGGATGTAATTATAACAGAAGAACCAAAAGTCATTGACATTAATGGTTCTCAAGTTAAAACACAAAAATCAGTCCCTTTCGCTGGTACTGACAAACAGAAACCAGTTAAAATAGATGGAGCACTTGTAGTTGGTGCTGATGGAAAAACTACAACGTATAATGGAATCATGGATTTTATCCCTGTGGAAAACAGTTTGCTTGACAATGGGGATAGGGTTGTTAGAGGGAAGCAAGTTATAAAGACTTCCGACTTAACAAAAGCTGAATTAAAAGCTCTTGGTTATGGGGCATTAAGAAAGCCGCCTGAAAAAATAGAGAAGGATGTAACAATTAATTATGATAATAGTGAAAATGCAATATCTTCTCAAAGTAAAAATTTCAGAATAACAAACGAAGCCTTTAATGATGTAGCACCAAAAGCTGTTCGTGAAGAAGTGTTAATTGATAAAGATAATGTTTCTACTGATTTCAAGAAAGATTTTATAAATTCAGGCTTTGAGACTGTTGATGAATATATTAATTCTGAAAAGAAAAAAGGAAATAATATCGTTTTAAACGAATCTTCACAGAAAGAAATAAATAGTATTGAATTTAATAAGGCTGTAAATAGAGAAAGAAGTAAGTCTGGTAAAAAAGTTTCACCTAAATTTAATGACCCAACTACAAGTTCTTCATTTAATATAAATGGAGAAACATACACTAAAAAAGAGTTGATGGATAACGGATGGACTGAAGAGGATTTAAAACAATTAAAATAAGATGG